TATTTATATTGTGATATAAGTAAAGTAGTAATAAAATAACCAAAGACCACCCGGTCTTTCAAGAAGTAATCTAAAAGCGCCGAATGGCGTTGTCTAAAAGTTAAATGTAAAATTAAAATTCAAAAAGGCCCCCTTTACCTTGTGGGTGGGGTGACCTGTGGACCATGAATCAATAAGTCATTGTCATGGTGAAATTGGGCTGAGCGCAACGCACTCAGCTAATGCAAGACGGAGACGCGGGAGCTCGCAGAGCTCGCCGTCGAGCGCATCGATCCGTTGTCGGAGCGCGATATGACGTCGGCTTCCGGTTCGTGGTCTATCTGTGGTTGGGCACGACTGATGGACGTGTTATAAGCCTCAGTGGTCCTATTCGTGTTGCGGGCCTCGACCGGCCTGCCCCACTCCACGCGTGGTGCATCGCGAGCCTCCTTCTCGGAGGCAGTGGTTGATGCGGTACTAACCGTGCGCGGTCGTTGGTGGGCAAACTTCTCGTCGGATAAGCTGTCGTCCGGCGAGGTCCCGGTTGTGCGTTGTTGGTAGTGCACAATTTTCTCTCTGTTCATGTCGTAGGCCGGCGGTTCATTGGGGACCTGCTCTATCCCTCTCGGCGCCGGATTGACTCTGGGAGCGTGGTGCTCGACTTGGGTCGAAGCATTGGCGCTCATGGCGGTCGACTTATTTTGCGTGTATCGACCATTGGCTTGTTGGTTGATCATCGCAGTTGCCTGGTCGTGTTGCAGCTGCATCTTCTCCAGAGCATTCTGCTGTTCCCGCGTTAGCTTGTTGTTCTGCAAAGCGGTGGCGTACTCATTCGACACTTTGGCACGCTCCAGCCAGAACTTCTGGTCTCGTTTGGAGATGAACCAATCTCCCATGAACGATGATGCACCCCCGATGGCAGAGGCCGCGGCGCCGGCAACGACAGCCCCCACACCGGAGTGAGGGACGGCTGTCGCAAACTCGACCCCAGGATAATCCTCTTCTGGCACGGTGGATCTGCCGGCAATGAGGCACTCGGTCTGGAGGCTCCAAGCGGCATAAATGTTCGCTTCCTCTTCGGAGTATCCATACATCATCAGTTTGTCGACGATGTGGGCGTAAGCCGCATGCAAATGCAAGTCGGCCACTCGCGCCCTCAGCTTGCGCCATTCTTCCGCACCCATTCCACGGGGTTTGTCTCCGCGAAACGTGACCCCGTGCGCCAGACCAGCTCTCGTCGCGGTTGTCACATACGTGGCACCAGGGACGGTCGTGATCGGGATGATGGCCGCGGGATTTGCGGCTTGCACGCTAGTGCACACGAATCCATCGATGTCAACGATAGAGGCCGTCTGAGGCGTCCAGTTGACGTACAAGTACCCAGCCCAGCTCAAGAGGTTGATGTACTGATTGCCGAGTTGTTTGTCGACAAACTTCGCCACCTGGTTGGACAGTTGCGTTCGCAAGGCCATGTTTGGCGCGTTGAGTGGTGGCAACGACAACGCCCCGGTGATGGGGGTTACCGCGTCACTGAAGAACACGCTCTTCACGTTCGGAAATCCGGTCGTGTACTGCTGGGCAAAGTTGGTCGTGTAGGTTGTCGGGCTAGCAAAGAAGGTTCGCCACCCAGCCTGCGCAGCGGACGTTGAAATGGAATTGGCCTCGTTGATGGCCCCATCAATGGTAACTCCGTATGTGGCTGATATGTAGTATTGGATGACGAATGACGCCTGTCCATTAGAAATGAAATCTACGCGTTTCAAAAGGAGATCCGCGGACTTCAGCTGGCCACCAACAGTCAGGCTCCATGTCCCGACCTTGGCGCCGGTCTTGTTGATGTAAGTGGATGTGTTCCAGTTGGGGTCGGTGAGGCCGCGATTGGCGAAGATCTTGGCGTCGCTGATCGCTGAAGAGCCGAGCCCGAACGGAATGTCCTCCGGAGACCCATAAACACGGTTGAAGTGTTGGATCATCAAGTTGGGATATCCGGCATTGCCTATGGTGACCGCGCTGGGGTGGAAATTGCCGCTCCCCGTTGCAGTGAAGTTAGAGTCCTGGTTGATTAATGCTCCACGAATGGGAGTGACGATCCCGGGCGGGGTCCAGTCATTCGGTGAAGCGACAGCGCCACTCTGCAGGGGCCAGTTGTTGTTGCCCGGCCCTGACATCATTCGCAGGCCGCCAGTCTGACAAATCTCGCGAAGCGTCTTACCGATTACGCCACCAGCGATGCCCGCGCGACGCGCACGTCCCATACGGAACAGCGCCCCGAACCGGGCTCGCATGACGTACGTGATCTTGATGGTGTTGGTCGTTCCCGGGTTCACTCCGTTGTTGAGCGGCTGGTCGATGTACATGACGATGCTGGGCGTGTCAATGCCACCGGCGCCCTCGAAAAACTCATCCATGGACCTGACTCGTGGCGCCAGCTTGGAGTCTTCTAGAGCGAGCGTGATGGTATTGCTGCCGCCGAGTCGGTGGACGATTCTCGGGTAGTGACAGACAGATGGTATGTCCAGCGTGCCGGTGCGAGGGGTGTATGGGAGCCACACAAAGCCAACTGAGCCGCCATTGGTTGCAGGCCCGTGCATCTCGACTTGATACTCGGGGCTGCCACCAGCCAAGGAGTTGAGAGCCGCGTTGTCCCTCATCCAACCACTCCACTTAGAGGTGTCCAGGTAAGAGATGACTTCCAGAATGGTACCACGGGTGGCCTGATCCGTGATTTCTCGGACGTCGTTGGCAACGTCGGTGAAAACGTTTTGAGCCGCTTCCATGGATGTGAGCTGCGAGCCAGCCATGGCCATCATTTCAACCGGTTGGCCGCTCGTTGGCATCATGAATCCCGTCGCCAAGACTGGGCCCTCATTGGGGGCTACCTCACCAGGAGGCATGCCCTCCGACATGGGCGCCACGAGGTCAGTGCCCATGGAGGGAGTAATGGTCGCTGAAGAGTGGGGCTGGGCGGTCGGCCACTCCCCCTTCGCGATAGACTTGAGCAAGGGGTCCGTCTCGATGGTTTGGGTCGCCGGGGGGCCGTCTGAGCTCAGCGTGTAAAGCAGATTGTGGTGTTCGGCGTAGCGACGGACATCATCCTCCACCAGATCCGGGCTGACTGCGTCATAGCGGCGCAGCATGAGCGCGTGCCAATCCCAGACCGGGTCGCGACGCGGAATCCCAAAGCCGTCCAGGAGCCCATGGCGGGCAGCGTAACGCTTCCAAGGAGGCGTAAGGTGTTCAGGGCTGCGAAGCAACATGTCCTTGCACCGCTGGTCGTTTTGCGGCGATTGGTCGACGTCAGCCGCCATGGCAGCCTCGAGGATGTCATTCAAAGCGAACTCAGGGTCGTATACGTCACCGGTCAAATAGGCCTGCACGGCGAAGTCGAACCGCTTAATGCGGTTAAAGCGAGTGGCCGCAACTAGGCTGGCGGCGTGATTGCCGAACCGCACGTCACCCAAGAGGACCTCGAGCCCGCGGGACACGTCAATGGCGCGCGGTCGCGTCATCAGCATGTCGCTCGTTGACTCTGGCACCCCGTCGTATGGGCGCCCGTCGCGGAGGGCCCTGCGACAGGGCATCCTCTCCTGCGTGACGTAAGGGCGCCAGGCTGGATCAACTCTGTCGTCGCCAATCGCTGCCCCGACCAGGGCATACGGTGATAAATCCGCGTCCCAAGAAATGGGACCGCCGTAATGTGCCGAGGCCCACTCCATGAGCGCGGTGAGTGTGGCCATCATGTCTGTGGACTCTCCGATCAGCTTGACGCGAGGCTCCTTGTGATGGGTGGTCAGGTCGGAGAAAGCACCAAGGACTGCGTCCTGGCACTCCCTCGTCAGGCTGGTCACCATTTTGAACACGTTGTCGGGGACTCCGTGGAAGAGCCCCTTGCACATGCACATCGGGTACCGCTGGAGCCAAAGCGCTCGGACGGCACCGCCTTCGCCGGCAATGTCCAAGTACTGAGCCAGCAAAGTGCTCCTCTTGTCGATTTGGGTGATAGTCATAGTGGGTTTGAAAGAACAATGAACCGCAATTGGTGTGGAAACGAATTCCTCCGTAGGTTGGGCCCCTAAGTCCACGGCAGTCTCGTCTCGTATCATCATAGATTCGAGACTACCGGATTCGCATCCGGCAACCTTCCTCTTTAGGTAGGCCGCGCCGCATGCATGCGTGTATAAACGCACATTCAATCGCCGCGGAGCGGCGACCGTTCGAACGGCGTTCTGGACCTCGGTGAAGAAAGCTGCACCCCACTGCACGCTTTCCTCCAATGCCACGCGAAAATTGGCCGCAATTACGTCCGGGTCGTCGCTAGACGTCCAGTGCAACCAATTGGCGATTGTGCTCTGCTTGATCGCCATGTGTGTAATTTTCCCATCGGGTATGAAGTACCGGGAGCAAAACGACGCCTCCGAATATGGGGTCATGGTTGGCGGGCCGTCTTTTTTGTCGTTAGTTGGTTCATAGCCAGCGCGCTGATAAATGTCGACGATGCCGTCAGCCCCAAGCAACCAGTAAGCGTGTCTCTTGACGGCGATGATCATGTCGTCGCCGTACAGGAACACTCTGGCGCTGGTGCCGAAGATGTCTTGAACGGGCAGGCGTCCCATTAGGCGCTCATATCGCTCAGCAGTACCGGCCCTCAGCATGAGGCAGTGTCCGTCGGTGTTGATGTGAGCCGTGAAATTGATGCCGGTGGGCATACGCCCGGCGATCCAATAGACAGCATCACCGAGCACTGAAATACAGCGGATGAAGTACTGCACGGCAGCGTCGATTTCGTTCGGCAGATGCTCTTTGTCCTCATAGTTGGGCGACCTCAACGCGCACTCACCGGCCGCCCGCACCGCGAACTCCATGGGGTCGCTGTGCGTGTGACGGTCCCATTTCGGCACATCAGCTGCGCACACTTCATCGGCATTGTATTCCTTCAAGTGCTGCATCATCCAGGTGCCCTCGGTCTTAAAGTCCGCGCCGATGACCATGTGCTGGCCGGCGCGATCAAATTGGCGCCTCTCCATCACGTCGCCAATCAGCATGGCAATCCACAGGTTGAATGCAAAGTCCATGGTCTCGCACGTGCGCACCCTGCCGTCATCGGCCTTCTGGTGCGTCACCAACTCCCGTTTCTGAAAGGTCTTGGCGAGGCACGCTAATGTCCGTCCCTCGCGCGCCAAATCGCCAATGAGGCGCAATCGCTCCATTAGGACCGCACCAGGTTTGCGCGCAGTGTCGACAACTAGGGGGCGGTCGACCTCCCAACCGTCAGCGGTCTGATGGCCGCGGAAGAAGAGCTTTTTGTCATGCATCGCGAAGTAATGCTCGTAAAAGATGCCAGGGGACGTATCAACGTCAATCGAACCGCGCACGGAGTAATAAGGGTCTGATGGGTTGGTCCCATTGAGCACCTCGTGTAGCGTCTTGCGTCGCGCGTTGAACGCTGATGGAGGGAGCGACAAGAGAAACTCTGGCAAAACGTGCTCGTAGTATCGGCGGCCCACACTGCGTTTCTTGGCAAATTGTCCGCTTGCGTTGGAGTAGAGCAGATTCAAGTCTCCTTTCTTCTTGCCACCGGGTACCGGAGTCATGGCGCTCTTGTTCCTGACGTCGCTGACGGTGGTTGGGCACGGCCGCTTGGCCGATGGTATTAAGGCCGGGTCCATGCCGGTGGAAACCCGGCACGGCTTCTCGTTCTTTCGTTCATGTGCGTGGAAGGTCGGTGTGTACCCCAGAATGCCACCGATACCATCGAGCTCCCCACTGAAGTCGAAGATAGGATCCGATTTCTGGGTTATCAGCCCAGCTGTGCGGTGGTCGACGTAGACTTGGCGGCCCCCCAAATTCAACTCGACGGAGGCGTGGGGCTTGACTGGTCTTATGGCCTCGATCATGACCCTGTGGACAGGGATGAAAAACGCGGAAGAACCAAGCTCTCCCACGTACAGTCCACCCCACACAGCTCCTTGCCGGTGTAATTCGGATGACAGAAGTGGGGATCCGCAGTCGCCCTTGGTCAACGAGTGCGATCCCTGGCCCCCCGTGTACATCGAAATCATCCCGTGGCCGTGGTAGTCCACCTTGGCCACAGCGTCTGAGTTGATGTTGGAGAACACCGCGTCCACGTTGGTGCAGGACATAGGCACAAGTTGGAGAGGCCGTCCGTCGGTGGCCGGGCGAACGGCGATGGCGGCGGTAATAACGTCATCGGCCGGCCCGACGAGGTATTTGGTCAAATCGTGGCCGGCTTTCCAATTTGGGTCGTCGACTATTAGTAGCGCCAGTTCATTCGTCATGGATGAGTGGTGCACCCTAGCCGGGTACCAGTGAGAGATACCGTTTTCAGTGCGTATGACCCCGAGTCTTGTGTGCCCAGCGGGGGCGGCGTGGGCCACAGTGAGGACCTCATTACCGCCGATGCAAAGACCGAAGACCGTGTACGTGAGTTTGCCGATCTCGCAGGTCACAACGACGGCACCATCATTGAACTTGTTGGCGATTTGATGCGTAGGCAAGGGCTGGCCGTGCTTAACGGTGCTGGTCGAATGAGCACTGGCGCGGCTCTTTGGGCCCCACTTCTCCTCATATTCGGAGTAACGCAGCGGCTTACGCTCGCGCTCGCAATGCTGGTAGTAGTCGTGGCAGCTCCTTCCGAGGTCAGCGAATTCCTTGGCTCCATGGATGTAATCACGACGCTCTTCGATGGAACTGGCTCCTCTGAGGGCTGATCGTGTAATTTGTTCTGCGTCGTAATCATCCGGGGCACCACTCTTGACCTTTGTCTTGCCGCGGGCCCGGGCGTGATGCGCCTCCATGTCGGAATGAGGTATGGTTCCGGTGGCCAGCTTCACGTGCTGGACGGATGAACCAGGGGCGGGTGCGTCGGACTTGAAGGCATGGTACAGGGCGACTAATGCCCCCCCCACGGTCCCAAGCACCAAAACGGCCATCAGGAATGTGTGCTTCTTAGCAAACTCGAGGATGTCAGTCGCGATCTTGAGATGAGCAGTCTTGGCCATAACTTCATAGTTGGATCGCAGAAGCGACAGGCGAGCGTCCACGAGTGGGTCGGCGCCGGTCGACGACAAAAAGTCGAGATATGTCAGCGCCGCCACAACATGGCCGCCGGGATAAGTGTCGATGACGGATGATGACTCCCCGGCGAGCCGGGCTATCCATTCAGTCTGCGACGCAGAGATGGCAACCCCATCATTTAGGATGATAGTCATGATACCGGAATGGCTGTTGTGCGTGGTGACCTCGATGTTTGAGTCCGTTCCAGTGATGTTCAAATGACCGTCTTGGTAGGTGGCGAGGGCGCTCCCCGCCCTGATTGATGCTGAAATTCGTGCGCCTGATCGTTGTAAGACTTGGGCGTAGTGACGTGCGGTCGCGTCGAATCCAGCCCCATCCGCTAGCTCACCAGTGTAGACGAGAGCGCGAGCGTCGCGTGACACGAAAGCATCGAAAGCCCGCTGCGACGCCGTAAACCGCACAGACGAGCTGGTGAACGCGCTAATGAGGGCACTCTCAGACGAGATGACCGAAGCTAATTCGTCAAACGTTGTAGCGTGCATTTGCACATCGGCGCTGGCCATCGGTATCGGCTTGTTGTACGTGACCACGAACGTGCCAGAGGCCGCGATGTGCGCGGCGCGGGCTGCGGCGATGGAGTCTTTTATGCAAATTGTCTCCGTCATGACGCCCTCCTGTTGGACGAAGGTAGTCGTCGCGAGCCCCTTTCTCCTGAACCGGATGTAACAGCCGTGGACCTCGGCAGGGTCGAGTGTGATCTCGGGTGAGTCTGTCGAGCAAACGAGCCCGTGAACCCCGATGCGACGCAAGAACCCCTGGTGGGTTCCGACTTTGGTGCCGACAAGATAACGGCGTGTTCGGTAAGGAAGAGCAATGGGCCCGACACTGAACTTGCGAAAGCACATCGTGTCTGTGATCGGTATGTTCGAAATAAGCCATACGACGTCGCGACTCGACAGCGAATCCCAAAACGCCATATACTCGATCATATTGTCCTCGGTGAGAACGTCGTCGAAGACGTAGATCGCCGGCACGGCCTTTCTGTGGGCGCGCATGTTCTCCCCAGGCATGGCCACGATGGGCATCCTGTACAGCACGCCGTAATAACTGTGCAGGTTGTTGTCGCTGAAGTACGACTTCCCAGACCCCATGTCTCCGTTGAGGTGAACCGTAAATGGGCCCTTGCTGAGCCCCGAGTGCACCAGCGCCTCGGGCGGGTCGGCCAGTGGAATCTGCTGAGGTGGGTCAATGCGGGCGAATGCGGGACCGCCAGCGCCACGGGCTTGGAAAGCGGCGTGGTTTCGTCTCCACTGAGCTACGTTTAGGCGGATCATGTCGCTGACCGACACCGCAGCTGACCGATGCAGGCGGTACGCCCCCCCGACCTGATTATACCAAACGCGGTCCAACCGCAGATGGCTGCAATCCGGGGCCCTTCCGG